GCATGCGGCGATTCGTTAAAGGTTCCGTAACCATACACGCCATCCTCACGGTTCTCGAGAACGACATTACCAAGCAGGTTCTCGGGATCGTTGTGGTCGTGCTGCCATACCAGCGGAACGGTCTGACCGTTCTGCTCGGCGAACGCATTCTTGCGAATGGTGAGTCCGTCGGTGCACAGCAGATCATTCTTGGTCACGTAACCGCTGAAGTCACACTTCATCTTGAATTACTCCTTCTGATTGTGGTTCATCGGTTGGTTCTTCTGTTGTATCCGGCATCGATTCCCCGGAATCCTCCGTCACGTTGATGTTCGGATTCTTCAGCGAGTCGGCGTTCGGTTCCGTCGACTTCGGATAGAAGATCGCCGAACGGATCTCGTTCGACGAGAGCACCTCGGCGGCGGTGAGCTTCTGGGCAATCTCAGCCAGTTGACTGACCGGAACCAACCTAAACGGATCACGGAAGAACTTGATGGCGTGTCCTTGCGTTCGGGCGGTTTTGGTCAAAAATGTTCGAGTCATCGCGTCGCAGATCGCGGTGAGAATCGGATCCAGTGTCCTGGTGTAGTAGTTGAGCATCTCCTGCTCGCTCGCGGTCCCGTTCATGATCGCCTCGGAGATGCCGAGCTGACCATAGACCTGAGGGGTCAGATACTGGATCTGGTTGAGTAGGTTGTTCTCCACCGGACGGTTAAGCTGGGTGATGCGTTCCGATCCGTCGGCGTAGGCGATGCCATACCGGCTTCCCGTCAACTGGTCCTCGAGCAGCTTGCGCCGCTGTTCCGCCTGCTGTTTGCGGGCCTCGGACTTGATGGTATACGGGAACTGGATGATCACATCGAGCTTCCCGGAACTGGTCTGCTCGTCGATGACATCAAGCAGCCTCAACTTTCGGATGAGGCGCTGAAGGTTCGAATTCGGCTCGTTCATCACCGAATATAGCGGGTTCTGGACGATGGCGATCTTGTTCTTCGGACGGATGATCTCCCGGAATTGTCCCGTTCGGTCGTCCCATACGTTAAGTCTGACGTCCTGGGGGAACCACTCCGTAATGGTGCCCACCCGCATGGTATAAATATCATACGAATCGGTAAGCAACGGATCCACACTGGTGTCGATGGGCACCAGCGCGGCCACACCCTCGTCGAACATGGTGAGTACCAGGTCCTGAATGAGTCCACGACCGGTCTGATCCACATTGGCGGATAGGGTCAGGCAGGTATTGAGATCGTCCGGAACATCAGTGATATACTGACGACTGTCCGGCTCCATGCGAATATGGCGAATATCCACGGCGGATACGTCCATGGCGACACGATTGTACAGACCGCTCACGAAGGTCTGCTCATTCGTCACATTGTAATGACGTCCGAGCGGATACGCTCCGTAGCTGGAACCGATACTAGGGGCGAACTCAGTGAATGGCCGCTTGAAGGCGTTCCACGCGTTTGCTATTCTCGTTGGTAGGTTCGGCACATGTCACCTCCTTTAGGCCTTTCCGGTCTCGACAAGTCTGAGTATTTCGTTATTGGTGAGCTTACTGTTCGGGTGTTCCTTGCGATACTTGGCGACAGCCTTGGTATTCAGTCCAGAACCCACGAGTTTGAGTCCGCCAAACGCTCCGGCAAACGCCGCGCCCCATGGAGCAAGATCATCAACGCTTTGACGAACGAATATCTTATTGAATTCCTCGCCGTAGCGCGATTTAATGAAGTCGTCACCAAGCTCCGAAACCTTGTCGACGTTGATGTTCGACGAATCGAACACGATCATCGGATTCTTCGCGAAATATCCGGAATAGAACTTATCGTTCTGGTCGCGAACGGCACCATATCCGGCCTGTTTCAGTTTGGAATAGAAGTTCTGGGCATCATCCGATTTTCCGACCAAGTCTATGTTGAAAGCGTCATAGACGGAGTCCGTGATCTTACCGGCTTTGAGATCGGAATACGCCTTTCGGGCAAGATCGGATTGTTTGCCGCCCCGAAGCATCGAATCGACCGAGAAGTTGGACAACAAACGATCCTTCATCGATTTGTCAGAGCTGATCATGGACTCCAACGTCTTTCTCCCGGTCTCCGGGGAGGCAACCTTGATATCTCCGGTGGCCTTCATGACCTTTTGATAGACCTTTTCGCCGCCACGTTCGGAAAGCGTCTTTCCATACAATCCCTGATATCGGTTCTTATCATGGCGATTAAGATATGCATAGAACGCACGATCACCTGGTTCATCGGGAGTGATGGTCACGCGACCGAGATCCGAATTCTTGCTGATAATCGTGTCCGTGACACGATCATAATGTTTATAGGCAACGTACGCGGCAACCGAGGCCAATGTGACAGCACCAACGGCGGCAACAATTCTTTCGGTTCGGGTTCGGTTGTACGCCTTGATGGCCGCCTCGTCGTCGGTAAAGCCCTGCTGCTTGTATCGTTCCTCGAGTTTAAGCTGACGCTTGGATTTCTTCTTTTGTTTTTCCAAGGCCAGACGAGTCTTAGCGTCCTTGAACTCACGCTTCGCATAATCGAGATTCGCTTCGGAGGACCGGGTATGACGTTTCTTGTACTGACGTTTAGCGGAATCGAGCTGCTTCTTTTTCTTACCGAGCTCGGTGAGGGATCCGTCTTCGTTTTCGTAGCGGCGAACGCCCCACCTCATGCCTTTGACGCCATAATGCATGAGATACTCATCATGCTCAATGACTATTTCCATTTTGAATCCTTGATCATTCGAACTCGTCACGGTTCAGTTTGAACGACACGAAGGCGTCCATCATGGCCGCCACGGCATCGATCTTGTCCTCGCGACGACGCTTGTACAGTTTGCGGTTGCCGTTGGTGTCCTCAAGCACGATGCAGTTGCCCAGCGTGTACGACATAAGCTCCTCGTCGAAGAGAAGCCGTCGATCCTCCGCAAGCTTCTTCAACTCGCCGAGTGGAACACTCTCCGTCTTGGCGCCCTGGATCACCTTGACGATGCCGAACGATCCGTTGTCCTGCTCCCACCGGTTGATGAACTCCTTGGCGTTGTAGGGATCGTACCCCACGGAACGAACGTCGTATTCCGACTCCTCGATGAACGAATCCAGATCGTCATACACCGAGCTCATGTCAAGAACCGTGCCGTCCATCACGCGAAGTGAACCCTCCTTGAGAAATTCATCGTACTTGTTTCTGATGGCAAGTGGAAGGTGAAGTAGGGTGTACTCCGAAATGTAGTTCATCGTCTTGACACCGAATGATTCGCCCGGAAGCGGAAAGAGGAAAGTGAACGAACAGAAGTCGTCACCCTGCGACAGATCGATCCCCATGGAACACGGCATTCCCCAATAGTCACGCTGGCGATGAGGAAGCGTCTCCTCGTAGGTGAAGAAGTACGTATAACCTTCCAACGGGATGTTGAAACGCTTGGCCAGAATATCGTTCCTCGCGGATGGCGACTTCTCGGCTCGTTCGACGTCGCGCTGATAGGTGTCGTAGCTCACGGTCTTGCCGATGTTCGGGCAGGCCTTCATCCACAGTTCCGGATGGTTCACCTCGGAAATATCGTCGAGCTTGTAGTACCAGATCGAGGTGTGCGGATCGTAGTACTCGCCCTTCAGGATCTCCATGAGCTCCATCTTGATGTTGTCGCCAACGCCGTTACGAACGGTGCCTTCGGAGCTCGCCGCAATGATGAGCCAGTCCTCGATCTTCGAGGCGCCCTGTTCGATCGGGCTGATGACGTCCTCCCTGGTGTCCCCCGAAAGCCATTCGTCGATGGTGTTGATCTTGGTTCGAAGGCCCTGAAGCTTATCGATGGACATCGGTCGCACCTCGAGCAGGGAGTTCGTCACAAAGTTCTCGATGCCCTGTTTGGTCGAGGCGAGCTTCACCTGACCGGATCGGTCGCGTCCGGCGTTCGGAGCCGAACCCAGTGTCAGGAACTTGAACAACGGTCCCCGGGCCCTTGCTATGGCGGTCCGAAACGGTCCAAGAACCTCCTCGGCCTGCGGCATGGTCGGTGCCACCGTGATCTGGTGCGTGGTCTCGGGATCAATGACCAGATGATACGCCTGAATCGATTCCTCGTACAGGGTCTTGGCGTTGGCTCGGGTGACGATGAGAAACTGCTTGTTGGTGAGACGCTTCTTGATCTTTTTGCGGACGTAGGTTCCGCCCGGGCGATCAGTGTAGGGAACGTAGACATCGCGCTCGACGAAATACCACCAGCCATAGATCTGTTCGGCCCACAATTTGAAGGTGTCGAGCAGGTGGAGTTCGGATCCATCGGTCAGAGTGAGTTCGTTCTCGCAGAATTCCACGTAACCGTCGATGGCGTTATCGTCGTAGTAGATGTTCGGATCCGCGATGAGCTGATCGATGCGGTTCATCTCCATGGAGATGGTCTCGCATACCGGAATGATGCCGCGCATGACCTTATCACGGAACTCACCATAGTATTTCGGAACGGCGGTGTTGGATAAAGTCATGCGGCGATCCTTTCACTTCTTGTTCTTCTTCAGAGTCCTGGCCACGTCGATCGGCGCCTGGGCCGCGGTGTTGATGAGCTGCTGGATCGAAGCCTTGCGGTATTTCTTGAAGATCTGCTCGCCGAGGGTCATATCGTGCTCGGACAGCTCACGATACTGCTTCTCAAGCTGCATGCGGTTGATGGCCTTCTTCAGCTCGGCATTCGACAGACTCCTGGGATTGCGACGCCGAAGAAACGCGGACTCTTTGTAATCCTTGGAAACTTGGCTGTTGGCGTTCTTTTTGGCACGCTCGCGACGAAGCTGCTTCTTGGATTTGCGGACACCCCACTTCATGCCCTTGACGCCGTAGTGATAGAGCTCATCCATTGAAACCTCCTTCCCCTTATCGTCCAGCGTATTTCCTAGAGTAAGCCGTTGACATATGCATTCCCGGAACATTTTTGTTCACTATATTGATTCCGACGGTGATGTCATTGACAAAATCATCAACAGACGTATTCATAAGCTCTTTATGAGCTTTAATCCATCCGTCGGCTGCTTTCACATTTCGTTCATGATCTTTCAGCCAACTCTTGACATAATCGGAACTTTTATTCTTAAGGATCTTATCTCGATCTCGATTTTCCTTATCGACGATGTTTTTGCTTATTACCGACTTGAATCTCGTCGTTTCTAAAAGGTTTTCTCGTTCCGAATGTGCATGTCGACGCTTGACCTTGCGATCCTTGCGAACGCCCCACTTCATGCCCTTGACGCCGAAGTGGAACAGCTCGTCGAGCGGGGTTTCGTTAAACGACACGTCAGTCATCGAATGCTCCTTCCGCATGAACGTTAAGTCGCCATTCCATTTCGGAAATTTGCTTTTCGATCGACTGCACCAGGAACGAATTCGTCGGTGGGTCGAAGAGCAGACGAACTTTCAGGTAAATATAGGTCTGTACCTCGGCCAGCTGGCTCGGATCGTCGGAGAATGTCTCCCACGAATCGTCGGATCCGGATATGGTGAATCCTAAGTCCGGACCGACCCCAAGCTGGCGAAGCGAATAGAACGCCGAATTTATCGCGGCCATGACGTCGAGATCATACTCGTGATAGTCGCGTTCGATACCAAGTCGCTGCTTGGTGCTGTCGAGAACGGAATCCCCGACGGCAAGCTGATCGCTCTGATCGCTATCCATGATGTCCTCTCATTCGAGCGTCGATCGACCTAGCCCTGCCAAGCCTCCAGTCTCTCGCAGCTCATGTCCTCGATACGGTTACCGCTTCTTAGGACGAGGCAATTCCACGTCACATCGCCCTGCTGGACGTTCTCCACGGTGACCGTTTGATTTCTGGTCTCCACCATGAACGCCAAGCCGACGCCGACCAACGCCGAAAGCAGAAGCATGGTGACCGATGATGCAACGGCGATGACGTTGATCGCCAATGAATGTTTCATGATGCGTCCTTCCAAGGGCAGGTGTCGCCGGGACGCCTGACCGTGGGCTTGTTGTCCGCGCTGAGGCGCCCGAAATGCAGATCGTTGTGCGTCATGAGCGAACACGAGATCAAAAATTCAGGGTCCAGGATTGATTCGTCGGACTGTTCGAGCATGTCCGGGGTAAGCGGAAGAATATGATGGACGATGATCTTCCCGGCGATCGGTCGGTCCCTGCATCCTAGATCATAGCCGCCATCCCTGGCGATGACACGATCCCGGATCGAATCCCATTCGCGGGAATGATAGAACCGCTGGTTCATCCACCGCTCATGACCGAACGTCGCCCGTCCAACGGTGTTTGGGACCTGCAAATATCGGAACCGACCCTCGAAGTCCGGGATCCGCATGAGTCCCGAGTAGCATCTATTCACTGATCCGGGCAACGGTCGGTCCAATCTGGTCCTGATAATGCGATCCGACCTCGTCCGATCCGTACGGGTGTTCGACCGGCTTGGTTTCGAAGAAACAGAGCTGGCCGATCCGCATCCTCGGCGATATGGCGATCGGATGGGCATTCACGTTCTTGATCTCCAGCGTGATCTGCCCTCGAAAACCGGGGTCGATGAACCCGGCGGTCACATGGGTGGCCAACCCGAGCCGTCCGAGACTGGATTTGCCCTCGAATCGGGCGGCGATGTTCGAAGGAAGCGACACGGACTCGTATGTGGATCCGAGAATGAACTCTCCGGGATCCAGAATATAGGATCCGTCATCGGGGATACGATAGTCATGGTAATCGAGGCCGCCCGTCAGGACCTTGGTCGCGGCGTCGATGGTCCCCTGTCCGACGAACCGTACGATGCCAAAACCAAGAGTGACGTCATAGCTCGCCGGTTGGAGTTGGTCTTCACAGAACGGATAAACGATCCGCTTGTCCGTCGAAAGTCGTCGAATATCACTGTCGTTAAGCAGCACCGTCAGCCTCCCCTTGATAACCACCGGAATATGTACGCATGGCGTTCAATGCGTCCTCCATGAGCTTCTTCACGTCCTCGCTGTTCTCGTAGGCCTTGGTCTTGGCCTCGAGCATGGCGTTTTCGTGGCGGATCTTCTCCTGCTCCAGCTTCTCCCTGGTAGAGGCAAGCTTGAGGTAGTGTACGATGACCTGGCTGGATGCGGTTCCGTTGCGAAGCTGTTCCTCCGCGAGGTCCACGGCCAGCGAGATCATCTGCTGTTCGCGTCCCTCGGGTGTTTTGGCCGGCGGACGCTTCGGGGAGAGTGACCTTTCCAGCGCTTTCTTGCGAGGCATGAAAATATCATCTCCTGTTCTTGTCTGTTCAGGTAAGGTTCCCGACACTTATCAAGGGAATCGGATCACTTTCGTCGAGATTGAAAGGAGCCCCCGCCGGTATGCGGCAACATACCTCATGAGTTGGCGGATGTTGTGACGAAAATATGACCCGACGCCCCTGATAAATGCCGGGAACCACCCGGTCCGGCCTATCGACTTTCCACGAAAATTCCACGCGGAGGATTTTCGAGGGCCGGGGCGATGCCTAGTGGGGGTCGTTATCGCGAGACCCCTCCCCCTCCTTTGATTTTGGAGGTCCCGGGATCCGCGACACGAGTGTACATTCCTGTGATGTCATATGAAATGATATCATTCATCGCTCGATTATATTCGATTTCATTCTCTTCATCAGTCAGTGAATCAGAATCACGAATGATACGAGCAATGAATGCACAAGTGTTGTATCCTTGTTGCACATCGAATGCATACCAAGCATCGTAATCAACGAAAGGATTGAATGGATTGTCCTTCGTTGTCAACATGTATGACTGAGACATCGCAACTCCTTTCGTTTCGTAGGATGTCTGAGTGTGAGTAATGAAGACAAGCATGAGATGAGTAGA